TATCGTATATGCTTCCGTAACTCATTTATTTTTTTTTATCATGTTAATCTTACTTTTTTTTATTACTTCAATATATTTTTGAAGTTTAGTAAGGTTAGTTTTCTTTACCTTATATCTCATAAAACCCAACCATTAAACGTTGTGTCAGTATCTGGAGAAATATCTTCATTTGAGTTACTTCTATACTCTGGAAACTTTGAATCATTGAAACATAAATAGTCAACCATTCTTGTTGAGTAATAGTTAGCGTACTCTCTTGCTTTCGATACTAAGTAATCAACTTCATTTTTTTCTACATTTTGTGCAGTTTCGCTTGAATGCTTGAATACTCCTCCGTTTTTTATTTGATAAGCAGCAAAAGGAATGTATGTCATTTGAGCAAACCAAATCAAAGTCGGTTGCACATAATTATTTACAAGATCAAGGTAATCTCCAGACAAAGTATCTGCAATGATGTCAGCACTTATCTTATTGTATAAATCAGTTCCAAGAAGATTCTGCACCTCAACTTGTTGTGCTACTTTTATAAATTGTATAAACTTGTCCGTGTCAGTATTTCCATCAATGATGGAGTTCTTAACAAGATCAGTTCTGCTTATGAATAGTGCTGTCGCCATTAGTTTTTAAATTTCATTTTATTCCAATACTCTGCTGTATATCCTTTATACTTCATATCCTTTGGTGCAACTGGAACTTTTTGTGCGTTAGCTTCTGGTTTAAAACCTCTCTTCCTGGCTTCCGTTGTGCTTATTGCATCCCCAAGTCCTTTAGCTCCCTCTTTTCTAACGTAAGTCTTTCTAAACCATTTGTGATTACATCTTGCACCGCCTTTATAAAGCCAAATGGAATAAGTATCGCTACCATCTTTTCCAAATCCAGCGTTTACTGCTTTGTTTTCCATTGCAGCAATATCTTCTTTTCTGTAAACTTTTTTAGCACTTACCATTTTCGAACAGAATTGTCTTGAAGTAGATTTTGTTCTTGCTGGTGCATACATATATCTTACAAGAAATTCATTTCCCTCTTCTCTTGATTGCTTAGAAGTTCCATCTTGTTCACTTTCTCTGTATGGCTTTGCACTTCCAGTGCTTACAAACTCCCAAATCTTAGAAAGCAAACTCTTTTCCTCTGGCTTGTTTAAATCAGTTATAACTTCATCAAGCTCCTCTTCATGCTCATAACTTACCTCACGCTCATCAATAACATCAAAGTCCTTTAAAAGCTCCTCTTCATCTTCTCCGAGCTCAATCAAAGCATCTGCAATATCACTACCCATTTCATCTGGAAGCTCTTTGCTTAATTTAACTCCAGTTTCCTCTTCTCTTGTTTCCTTATCAACAACGTTCTCCAAATCAGTAAACTCAAGTGGCTGTAGTGTTTTAAAGTATAATTTAAGAGCTATACTGTTATAGGATAATATCTGGTCAAACGCATCAATCAAAAGTGTCTGAAATGGTCTAATAACAGTGTTATCCATTAAAGTACTTGCAGTCTTTAGTTCTTCTGCATTGTTTCCAAGTCCAGAGCTGTCCTTAATTCCCAAAAGCATTGGAGAAACTATCCTGTGTGCTACCATTATTTTCTTACCGCTCTCGTCTGATAAAAACTGATACTGATTGTGAGCATCACTTAACTGGATTGGCTCAATCGTTGCTGCACTCTCTGGGTTATCGTTAAACGCTAGGATGAATTTACCCGCGTTAGAACTACCAGAAAATTTAGAATAAATACGGTTTTCTAACATTTGTCGCTCTTCAGCGTTAGGTGTACCATTGTTAAAATTAATTAGCATACTTGGTGCAAGTCCGTTAAGTATGTTATTGAGATGATAGTTGCTGATCTCTTCCTCAAGCTCTGCGTATTGAAGTCCACCTTGATAATCTGGAGAGGAATAGTATTTGTATCCAGCTCGATACGGTTTTACATATACGATCTCGATTGATTCATTTGAATAACCAAAAGCTGGTATTCTTGTGCACTCATCCGCTCTTTTTACTTTACTCCAGTTATCTGAATAGTAATACGCTTCAACCTCTCCTTTCTCATTGCACTTCTCTGCTCTTAAGTTTTCCACTGGTATATGCTCTACTCTTGCAACAGTCTTTCTGTCCTTTGAGTATATCACTTGCATGGAGCACTGTCCCATAAGCTTCAAATCGTAACAAAGCTTTCTTACACAATCCTTGTGAAACAAAGAAATCATCTTTGCGTATTGCTCTGGCTTCTTGTTTGAATCTAAAGCATCCAATCCTTTTCCATATATCATCTCCGATACTCCGTTGATAATAGCATTGTTTGTTGGACTTCCATTATATCTGTCAATAAGATACTGGAAATAATTATTGTCGTTTCCATAAGCAACCCACTCTTTGTTGGATTTCTCCACAATCTCTGGACTGGTATAAGTGCTTAGATTTACTACTCTTAAATCATTCATAATATTATGTAATCGTTGTCATAACTATCCTCCTGGACATACTCTCCACTATTTACAGAGTAATAATCGTTGTTGGATTGATTAATTGTTTGGTCTGTGCAAAATACTCTGTCTTTATAAATTACAGAGCTTCCATTCTTTACTTCCAACGTATAGAAATCTCCCTCCGTAAGCGTTCCAAAATCTGCTGTAAAAGTTGAGTAATTTCTGTCTGTTGAAGCTGTTGGAGTTATGCTTATATTTGATCCAGTGCTCTCACTTTTTAAATTAACAGTGATGCTACCAGTAATGTATTCTCTTGGAATTATCTTAAAAGATTTACTTCCGCTTGTTCCAATTAACTTCATATTAATATATAAACAAAAAAGAAATATTTTGCATGATAATTGCAAAAACACTTATATTTCTGGAATTTATGTAATAAGTATTTTACATAATTTTGTAAGAAGGGTTTTTTGTCAGTTCAAAGAACTCGGTTTTTTAATAGACCTATATTACAGAGAGCATAACAACTCGTAAAACGCTTAAAATTGCCCTTAAATCAAATGAATAAAAAGCATAAAAAAAGGGTTACCAATTAAGATAACCCCTTGAATACACCCTTTAATTTGCTCTAAATTAAGCGTCTGGATCTATCTGTGTAGCATCCTCTTGCAAGTTGCTTACAAAGTATGGTGGAGCTACTTCTTGAGCTGTTGCAACTAAAGTAAACCCAGAAAGGTCACCCATTGCTGCACCGCTTACGATTGTACCACCAGTAATTTCTGCACCGTTCTTATGTCCGATTAACAGTTGATTTCCATTGTAATCTTCTACTACGTAATGAGCTCTACCAGCATTCAAAAGTTTGATTTGCTCTTGCGTTGCCACATCAAGGAAAGTAAAAGTAATGTTTAAAGTTGTTTCATAAAAAGTCGTTCCATTCTCACGAGAACTGTTTACTGCTGTTTCCAAAGAACTGTTACCTTTGATATCAAACTTGAAGAAATCTCCTCCAGTTGTTAAATCAATTGTTCCAGATGTATCAGAAAGAGCAGCAATCGTTGAGTCAAAGTCAAGAATGTAAATTGTCTTAAGACCTCCAACGCTATTCTTACAAGGTAATGAGCGACCGCTTGTTACTGCACATGCCATATTTTTAGTTTTTTATAATAAAAAAGGGTAGGGATATTCCCCACCCCTTTCTACGTTAGTTATTAATTTAATTATGCAAGTGTATAAAGAGCGATGTCTCCACCGATACCATACTGAACTCCAGCGGTTGCTCTCATTACTACTCTTACGTTTTGACTTCCATCTACGTCGCTCATGTCAATAACCTTAACTTCTTGAGAATCTGACAACAAGCCAGTACCAAAGAATAAGTTTGACTTCTGTGCAGCAACCATATGGTCTGCTGGCATTCCAGGAGCTCTGAATATTTTAATTCCATCAAAAAGCAAGTTGCTTAATGCTTGGTTGTTTCCTTTATTGTCATAACCATTAGCACCTACACCACCAGATTGGAATCCTCCCAAAGCTCGTAGGTAAAGTTGGTAAACATTGTTAGGAACATAGATGTGTAAATCTTCTTGGTATAAAACACTGTTAGGAATAGCATCTACCAATTTTCCTATTTCTGTTGTGATATTTGCTGCCGTGAAAGCAGTTTCAGTAGTTACTGCATCATTAACATCTCCATCTGCTGCCAAAAGAACAGTGAATCCATCAAATTCTCCAGCGTTAGCATTTACTCCGCCCCAGATGTTCTGCTCTGTTTTTTGAGCTACTTTCTCTGCAACGTGAGAGATTAAGAAATCTGAAAATGATGGAGGAAGTTGATCAAATGTTGAATAACCCATCTCGATTGCTTCCCAGTCAGAACGAAAATCTTTCTTACACAATTGTAAGTTTACTTGAAACTCCTCTGGTTGAAGGATTCTTTCTGTTAGTGTAATAGTTGAAGTTGGATCAAAATCACAAGTTGCATCTTTTAAGATTGCATCAGTTGATACTTTTTTGATTACTTCTTTAAACTTAACGTTTGGTTTGATTTCTACCCCACCTTTGTTAAGAGTTTCTCCGCTCAATAAAGCTGCTGCTATGTATTTACCAGCAAACTCACCAGCGTAAGTTGTTGTAATTGATGTTGTTGTTGCCATTTATTATTGATTTATTTTGTTAATTACTCGGTCTAAAATTGTTGTTGGTCTTTTTGGAGCTAATCTGTTTAAATTAACAGAAGCTTTATTTTCTGGATTTGCTTTGATTGGCTCTGCTGCTGGCTCATTAAGTTCAGCTTGTACATCTTCTGGAACTTCGCTTAATTCAGTTCTTTCATGCTTTGCAAGTTCCTCTGTAATAAGATTCCCTAAATCTTCTGAACTCATTTCCTCCTTTGGCTCAAGCATAGCTTTGATTTCTTCAATCATTTCTTTAACTTCTGCAAGTTCCTCTTTAGTAGCGTATCCCATCTCTTCCTTCTCCTCTTCTGCTGCTTCAACTTCTTCAACCTCTTCTTCTGTTGCTTCTGGAGTTTCCTCTTCTGCACCAGCTTCTTTGATTTCAGATATCAAACCCTCTTCTGCTACTACAAGCACTCTACCATCTTCAAGCTCATACTCTCCGATAGGTACAGCAACTTTCTCATCTTCTGTAACAATGAAAACTTCTTTGCCAGCTTCAAAAGATTCTGCTTCCAAAACAGCACCGTTTTCTAACGTTTGTTGTTCCAACTTAATCTCTGTGGATAAGTTAAGAACGTCTTTGATTTTCTCGATCATATCATTTGTGTTCATATTAATATATAAGTGTTAAAAAATTAATTTGCATTTTTAATTTGCATCTTCGCAAGTTGTACAATCATCATAAGCAATAGATGCTGTATTTATGTGTATTCCCTCTGCTTGACTTTCCTCTAAAATAGTATAACATTCATTATGATTGTTTTCTAAAGTCAAATAATATGTTTTTCCTACTTGTAAAACTGTATCGTGTATATGAACGTGATGATTATGACCATCTTCACAAGATTGAACATAATAACCATACCAAATACCGCTAAAATCTTCCCTTGTAATTCTACCTATACCTTGAGCTCTTAAGCTTCCATCACAACATTTAGTTGAATAAGTATTATCCTCACACAAACAAGCTCTTTTCTTTCCTTTTGGAGATGAATTTCCTGGAGTTATAAATTTTTTAAATCTTCTCATTTTATTGGAACACAGTTAGGTACTAATTTTCCGTTCTTCATCTTCATTCCATACTGTCTGTATCCAGCTTGACAAGGAGCTTCAAGATCAATCAAGTCCAATTCTTTTAATTTGCTAAGTGCCCAGCGTTTACCAGCTTTACCACCCCATAAAAGATAAGAGATTGTTCCACATGCTTTTGTATTTCCCTCATCATAATACTCCTCTGCTCTTGAGAGATAAGAATACATACGCTTGATTGTTTGTACACTTATTGGCTTACCTTGAGCTAACTGTTGAGCTCTAACTTTACCAACTTGAGTTGCACATTTATTATTTACTTTCTCATTAAGCTCCAGACCTCGCTTTGCATTATTTTTTACTCCACTTGGATAGTCAGAATAACTCTCAAGAATTGTTTTCTTTCCAGATTTTGTTCTCTTATCATTTTTGATAATAGCTTTTATCTCTTTCAATAAATATTCTGCTTCTGCTTCCTCAATCTCTTGCAGTATTAAATCACTACTAAAATCTTCAAGAGTTTGATCTTTTGGTCTTTCCATTTTATCTGCAAAGTATCCTTCAATTGAAAACCCTTTTACTTTTCCAGTCTTCACAAACTCCTCCCAGATTTTATCATTGTTTACTTTAACGCTTCCAACCCAAGTTCCTAAAGGTAAATCCATTCCATACTTCACGCTTTTATCATGCACCTTATCTTCAACAATCCAGCTTTCAACTAAAGAAAGTCCGTTTATTTGATATTGATGCTCAAGCGTTGAATTATTCTGTTTTCCTTGCATGAGATACATCTGCGAAGCTTTCAATACAGTATCTTTTGAGAAATATATATAGTATTCATCTTCTCCGTTTCTGCGGTATATAGGCTTGTTAGGAATTAAAAGAGCACCCATCAAGATACGCTTTTCTTTGTCTATTTCTGCAAGTTTAAACTCTTGGCTTTTAAGTGCAATGAAATCCTCTTCAATTGCTGGATTCTCTACAACAGAAATGGCTTCAATTCCAATCTCTTGTTCTTCATCCAGGATAAGTTCTACAATTCTCATATCTATATATAAATTTTAATTTATTTTTTTGCGTTTATAAAGTTGCACCCTCAACAATGTTATTTTCTAAGCTCTGTGCGGTTGTGATATCATTTGAAACAACGTAAGCTTGAACTGGTTGTTGAGTTTGGCTTCCAACTGCTTCTGCTAACTGGCTTGTTTCTGTTGCACCTACTATATTAAAGCTAGGTGGTTGTGGTAATGAAGTAGGAGAGCTTCCAGAAGTTGATGGACTACCTCCTTTTGTTGATGGTACTTTTGTGCTTACAATGTTTTTTACATTTGCAAGACCTGAAGCTATAATTCCAATAGCTGCAGCAGTTCCAGCAATACCACCTTGAGCTATTGCCTTATTTGCACCAACATAAGTATCAATAGTTGCAGAAGCAACCCCAAGAGCTTTACCAGCAGTAGTGCTTTCCCCAGCAAGTGATTGTAGACCGCCAATTGCACCGCTTATAGCTTGAGCATTATCTAGTTTAGCATCTTTTACTGATTTATCCAATTTTATTTCAGCATCATCAAATTGTTTCTTTAATTTTAATTTTTGTTCATCTGATAATGTAGTATCGTCTTGTACAAGTTGTCTTTGTGTTTGAAGAACTTCTCTTTTATCTTCAAATGTTAAATTATCAAACTCTTTGTCAAGTTCAAGTTCAACTATTTTCTTTTCTTGGTCTTCAAGCTTAAACTCTTCTTCAAGTGCTTTTTCTCGCTCTCTTAAAGACTTTATAAGGTCTTCTGAAAGTAAACCAAAAGCAAGAGCTTCAGCCATTAGCTGTTTGTTTTCTTCTTTAAGTTTCTCAAGTTTTAAAGCTCTTTGTTCATCGTCTGTGACTGCTTCAGCTTCTCTTATTCTGTCTTTTAGATTTTTAAGCCTATCTTGATATTCTTTTTCTAAACGTAGTTTTTCTTTATTCTTACGCTCTATTTCTTTAAGTTCTTTATCGTCTTTATCTTTTCTGTCTTTAGCGTCTTTTTCTCTATTCTTCTTTTTGTTTGCGTCAATTGTCGCTAAAGCAATATCTATTTGACCAGACTTAAGTTTTGTTTGTTGTATTTCTTCTTCAAGTTCTTTTATCTTATCAAGCTCTTCTTCAGACGCCATCATGCCTTTTGCTCGTATTTTAGCGGCTGCTTCATACTGACCAAGAGATTCTAAAGTGGCAATCTGTGCTTTCTCAAAGAATGATAATTCACGAACTTGTGATTTCTCTAATTCTAATTGAAGTTTAAGCGTTTCAAGTAAAGCAGTGTTCTGTTCTTGTTGAAGTAGTAATACTTTTCTTTTTTCTGCAACTATCTCTTCAGTGCTACCACCTTGAAGTTTTAATATTTTCTCTTGTTGCTCAAGTAGTGCAAGTTGGTCATCTGACAGTTGAACATTGCTTCTTTGTTCGTCTGCTTGTTTCTGAAGAGCTTTAGAACCATTGTCGAACAGTGCTGTGATTTCGTCCCAATAAGCGATGACGGTTGCTAAACCTACGACTAAAGCTCCAATACCTGTAGCAATTAATGCTTTTTTAATTCCACTTAAACCTTTTACGAAATTCTTAACAGCACCAAATCCAGAAACAAAACCTTTTTTTAGTTTTATAATTTTAGTTGCATAGCCACCTGTCAATTTATCAATAGCACGTACAATATTAGTATTTTCTTTTTGTGCTTTTTTTCCCTCTTGTGCTGCCTTAGTTGATGCTCTTTGTTCAACTGCTAATTTTTTTAAACCTAAACGTTGGTCTGTTAGTGCATCTTTTCTTTCTGATAAGGCTTGTTTTAGTTGCCTTTCTTGTGCTAGGTTTACTTTGCCAGATTTATTGTAATCGTCAAGTGCTTTTTTTGATTTAATATATTCCTCCTCTAATAAAACAAGTATACTTCTTTGTTCATCAATAGTTGAGTTTATAGCTTTAAGGTCTTTTTCAGCTTGTTTACTAACAACTTTTATTTCTACTACTTTTTCTATTGCCATTTTATTTCTTGTTTAAGTGCTTTGTAACCCTCTTTTAGTGTTGTAGGTAGTTTATGTTTACCCTTTGCTATTCTTATGTTTTCTGTTTCTCCGTTTGCGTATTTTAAGCTATCTAGTATTAATTTTATCATTTTAAGGTGGTGTTATATTGTTTGTTTTTACATTTACTCCTGTATCAAAAGAATATACATCGTTCCCATCTACATCATATTTTACTCTTATTGAAGCGGTGTAATTTGTTTCTGCTTCTAGTCCTGTAGCTGTTAAACTTGTAGCACCAACCCCACCGCCTTGTGATGCATTTAGTTCGCCATTTACATAAAGTTCATAACCGTTTGCACCTGCTATGCCATTAAAATTGACTGTAAATCTTGACTTAAAAATATCGCTTACTGTAGGCTGTGCAACCCTACCTAACCAAGCCACTTGGTTGTTTAATATTTGACTATTATATTCTTCTTTGTTAAATAGTTCTAAGTCTGTTTTATTTGTTAGTAGATTTGTCTTTATGCTATTTATTCTATACGATTTGTTTGCTATTACAAACCTATCATTTAGTTTATATCTTGTTATTATACTTAAAGGCAAATAAGCACTAACTTTTAGCATTCGTGCCTGTCTATCAAAAACGGTTTCTACATAATCAAAGTAATTAGCACTAAATAAATTATCATATCCATTAGGTACTTCCAATAAATACTCATCCATTTCTAAACCAAAATTTAAAGCTAAACCATTGCCACTGCCACCCCAGTTATTAGAAGTTAGTTGAGTAGGTCTCCAGTAAGTATCTAAACCACTGCCATCTATTGCCCAATCTCCACCACCATCAGTATAATCCATACAAAATAATAAAGGCTCTCCAATTGTAGCTTCAAACTTTTTATCTAGCATTGCACCCTGTCCTATATCAGACAAAGCACCTGTAGTTTCGTTGCTTAATCGTTCGTACATCATTTTCTCAAAAGGTACTTCTAACTTATATACTCCGCCATCCCACTCATCACTTCCGTAATCTTCCTCTGCAAAAGGCACACCGTTTATCTCATCAGCAAACTGTACTAAAAATGATTTTTTACTTTTAAATTTAAAGTCCATTTCTTTATACTGAAACAACCTTTCTAGTGTAGAAGTTTCCATATCTACATATTTAGTAATATCATAAGCATTGCCGATATTCATGTACCAACTAGCTAAAGCGGTGTATATATCATTATCCTCTTTAAAGACTACTAAATTAAACATCTTAAACAAACCACTTAAAAAGTCCATTACTTTCATTTCTGGCACTTGTTTAGCAGTATAAAAAGTGTTTTGTGTATCAGAATTTACTGCTGTATAGTTTGCAGTCCATTGAGTAGTACCCGGTTGCCAACTTACAGGTTTATATATTCTCTGTACTGATACATTTTGTGTCATTGAAATAGTATTCTCTGACTGCACTTCAACAATTATATCTATTTCTCCATAACCATAAG